TTTCACCATACTCACCTCTAGCAGAACCTTTTCTAAAATACTTAGTTCCTGGAACTAAATACAAAGAAGCGTCTAAACTAGCTGCATTGTTGTTGTTTACTAATTGAACTGTGTAAACGAATCCATCTCCTGCAGGAATAATATCCTCAGCAGTAATGTACATTTCAAGTCCATTGTACTTATCATAAGTAATAATGTCACCGTGGCCAAATGTTCTTTTAGAGAGTTTAAGTCTAAAAGTAGTACCATCAGCACCAAGATCATTTGCAGATTCTATATTAGAAACTATAAATGGAAGATCTTGTGCAATTGGCGTTTGCCATTTGTACTCACCGCGAGCGTTGTCTACCATAATGGTATTCTTTCCACCAAATGAAGCCATCTGGTAAAGGGGCATTTCTACTTTTTGAGTCATTGCCCATAAATCAACTGGACCCATATCCATTGGTTCTGAAGAACCAAGCATCTGAGACAAGTGGTAGGAATCAACATGAGAAGACGCTTTGTATTGCGTATCTCTCAAGAAAATCCCATTGTTTAATACTGGAGTTGCCATAATTAATTGTTTTTTGTTTTTATTTGTTATTTATATTATTTGATTATTAAATCCGTTTGAAAATATTTGTTGGTTTGGCTATTTTTCTTTTAGATGTTTTTGTTGATTTCTCTTTTTCTGCTACACCTAAAGAAGCAGTTCCTTTATTAGATTGTTCCATCTTAAGCTTTCTAACTACTTTCTCAGTATTCTTTTGAGCTCCCATCTCCATTATCTTAGACTTATATCCTCTCGGATCTGCTAATAACCAAAGGGCTTCTGAGATTAAAGTATAATTAGGTTCTTGAAATTGATACTTTTCTAATAAGTGTCCTAACAAGTTTGTATTTTTACCACTCACTGATGGATATGCAGGTTGAACTAAACCATTATATAATAATGATTGTGTTTTTTTATCTAATTTCATTCCAGATAAAGCTCCTTCTTTTAGAGTATGGTATACATTATCCATATATTGTTTAGATGCATCTGCTTGTTGCTTTTGCTTAAGCTGTTGTTGTTGTAATTTTTGAGCTACAACTTTTTCTTGCATTTTATCTAACTTAGGTTTAAACTTCATTGCTTGTTGCTCAAGTTTTCCTAAGTCTTTCCATATTTCTATTTCTTCTGCAATCTCATCAGGTGTACCATATCCTGTACTTGTAAGATATTCTACAATAATTCTTTCTTGTCCTGATTCATTAGAAGCATCTATTTCAAAAGTATCTTCAGCTTGAGCTAAAGTTTTAAATAAACTTTTAAGATCTGTGCCACCATCAGCTACATATTGAGCTGCTACTTTTAATTCATTCGGAAGAGCTTCAAAAAATTGTTTAGGTGTTTCCCTTCTAACTTGATTTTTAACTTCCTCCATATTTGCGTCAAGCAATTCTTCAATATCTTTTGCGGTATATTCGTCCAAAGGTTTATCATCATCAAAAGCAAACAGCTTATCAGATTTTACCATTTTATTAATGACATCTGTAAATCCATTTATTTGCTTTCTACCTCTTGTCTCTTCTTTTACTGTATCTTCATTATCTTCCAATTCAGAATCATCCTCAAGATCGTCAATTATTTCTCCACCTTCGGCTTTAATACCAGCTTCAGTTTTTTTAGTTATTTTTTCTGGAGTAACCACATCTTCATCCTCCATCCAGTCTTCTTTTTTAACTTCTTCTGTAAACGTAAAATCTGGATCAGGATTTACTCTATCTAAAATGCCAGGTTTTGATTCTTCTTCAGGTAGAGTTACATTATCTACTCCAGCCCCAAAGACTTCATCAATATCAATATTTACTTTTTCTACTGTGGTTTCCACGTTGTTTGTATTATCACTCATATTTTGTTGGTTTTTAATTCAAATGAACTATTCATATATAATATAAAACAAAGATTTCAAATAAACTTAAATTATTTGAGCTTTATTTAAACTTTTTATCAGTAGTATAGCTAACGTTAAAAATAAACTTTAGAATAGATTTATTTTATTTCTTTTTCTTTTTCTTTTGATCTTCTTTTTTGGCTTGAACATCATATTTATTTTTATTCTCTCTAGCTATTTCCAAGTTTGTATTTGCTACGGACTGTTGAGTTCTAAGACGCTCTTTTTCAATATCCAATTTAGCTTTACTTTCAGTTTGCTTCATGATATTTTCGTTTCTTTTAAGATCCATTTGCTCTCTATATCTAGCAGTTTCTTTCATATCACTCATTGCATCTTGAAAATCTGACATCTGATTCTCATTTATATCTTCTCCTGCACCATATCCAGCCGCTCTAATTTCTGCAACTGTAATATCTTTTTGTCTATCCTTATCATTTTCTTCTTGCTCAAACTGAAGTTTCATCTGTTCTTGTTCTTGCTGAGCTTGGATTTGCTCTTGTTGCATTTTCTCTTGTTGTTGCATTTCTTGCTGTCTTTGCATTTCAGTTTTTGTTTCAGCATCTTTAAGTATATCTGAAACTTCAGAAATTGATTCAGCTTTAATGACATTTCCAAGATCGTAGATGCTAGCACCTGTAGTATTATTCTGAATAGCCATTTGTTTAAGCTGTTCTAGTATAGCTCTATGATTTGCTTTAGTTGTTGTAAATATATTGAAATCACGTAATAGCAGATCTGTGCCATTAATTACAAAATTTACTTTTTCAGCTTCGCTAGTAATATAACTTAATCTTACACTTGGATTTGAGCTGTGATAAAACTGCGCTAAATCAGTTCTCATTTGATGAACTCTTGGCATTAATTGATCTGCATGCTGCGTAAAGTACATTTCAGTTTGAGCATATGATTGATTCATTGCCTGCATTACACCAGTAGCTGTTTCTTGTCCCATTGGAGTACCCATACGTTGGGGATTAACTCCAATAGACTCAAATGCTTGTTGCTTAAAATGATTTGCAAGTTGTATTCTAGACATTAATCTATTTGTTTGCTCTAAGTTTAAAGTCTGATAATGATTGAAGTTTGTTGCATTTTCAGTATTAGTAATAGATGTATCTAAAGGAAGCATACTAAAATCTTTCATTGCTGTATATGCTTTTGCATAATTACCTTTACCCCAATCTTCTCCCATTGAATGTCTTGGTAGCGCATTCTGGTCAAACATAATAACAGTACCTAGTTCATCTACAAGTATATCTGCAATTTGATTATTAACCATATTGTAACCAACTTGATATGCTTTCATTAGATCTACTAGTGATGTTGATTTAGTATTTCTATCTGAATAGACTCTTCCTTCTATAGGTAGCTTGCATCCATATAGTGTCTGATCACCTTTAAATTGGAATGGGATTCTGCCGGGCTTAGTTCTATTAATACCTAAATATATTGGATTCATGTTATCCCCCATATTTGATCTCCAAAATGCAGGTAAATTAGGCCCTATCTTAACTCCTCCGCAAACTTCATTAATCCATATCCAATCAATATGCTCTCCTTCTAATAAATTTTCTTTACTTTTTTGCTTAAATATTGTTGTATCATATACAGGCTTTTCTGTAACTTTATAGTTTTCGTCAATAACTTCTTGAATTATTTCACCATCTGGTTTAATTCTAGTAAGATGCCCAAGCTTACGCTGGGTCTTCCAGTATGTTGTTGTAATCCTCATTAGTTCAGCTTCTCCCCAAATACCCACATCTTCACCTTCATTTAATATTTGACTAACAATATCCCCACCTCTAGCAGGATCATCATTCCAGTTACTTACATACTGTCTATAAGCTAAACCTGGCATTTGGGTATTCCATTCGTGTGATCTAGATGGGTCATAGTAAGAACCATCGTTTTGCATACCATTGACTTGATATAGCGCAGATCTAGCTGGGTATATTTCTTGAAGTGAGTGTAATTGCTTTTCTGTCATTAAATAACCGTATTTATCAATAACATCTGCAACTGTCATTAAATCAATTTTACCGGCATAATTAGAATTAGAAATATATCTAACATCTGGAGATTTTTGATAGAATGTTAAAACAGGATTCCAAAGCTCTACGTCATAATCGTCTTCTAGCATTTTAAAATGCCAAAATTCTCTATCTGCAATAAGCATATCTCTAAAACCTCTTTCTTCAAGTTCTTGCATTTTAAATCTTTCTTCATCAACTTTTAATTGATGACTTGCCCATTCCTCAACAAGACTTCTATAATCTTTAGAAAAGAAGTCTTCTATTTCTGGAAGAGATTTTAAACCTTCAGGGCTTAGTTGTTCTTGGGCTTCCTCAGAAGAAGGGTCTTCACCCATCTCAATCATTTTTGCAGTTAACTTAGCATGTGCATCTGCTAGTAAATTCTCTTCTATCATTGCACGTTTATCTTCTAACATCTCATTATAAGAGGTGTCATCTACAGCTCTAAACTGAACTTTGGAAAATCTATTTGAAAATTCTCCCGTTAGTACATTAATGACATTAGGGATTATAGGATAAAATTTAAGCTCTAAAGCAGATGAATCTTCTTTAGTAAGGACGTCCATTAGCTCCTTATAATCATTATCTTCTTCAACAATGTAATCACTTTTATCTATAATACCTTTTGCAAGTTTATAGTTTTTTAAAAGCTTTCTTGCATTATGTCTTAAAAATTCAATACCTTGCAGCTCAAGCCAATCAATATTCCAAGCATACCAATCATCATTTTTCTTTTTTGATGGTAAAAATTGTATAGGTTGGGTTAAACTAGATGAAGTAGGATAACCTTCACCTTTAGCACCACTTTTAAGTTGCATTGCATTGAATACTTTCATTATCTAAAATTTTTAAATCCGCTTCTTTTTATTTTTCGGGATGAGTTTGACTTATTACGGCCCAAATTTTTAAACGGACTATACTTTAATTTATACAAATTTTGGGACTTTTCCAAAGATGAATCTGTTTCTTTAACTTTCAAATAACCTCTATTTGACTGTTGAACTTTAGCAAATGCAATGAGTGCTGCAAAAGATACAAGTCTATCCACATTCACACCAGGTTGGTATGCTAGCATTTCCTTTAGTAGCATTGGATCTGGTATTCTTTCTATTCCTAAAGTAGAACTAATAACGTTACCTTCTTCATCAAGGTCCTCATCAATCTCTTCTCTTAAGAATTCTATTGCATATGATATAAGATGACTTTTAAAAAGTGTACCTGTATTTTTCCAACCATATTCTTGGTATACTGTTTTGTTTGAGCCTATATCTTTTAAAAATAATATTTGTTGTTTTGGGACTAAATATTTTTGCTTTTTCTTAGATATCATGTACTGAATAAAAAGAGATATGTTGTTTTCTATAACAGCCCATGCATTATACCATTCAATTATTAACTGAAGTCTTTCATGTGTTTTATTAATATCATCAAATCTACCGCACCATGCTGCTACAATTTTATCCTGTTCAATTATTTGCTCTACACCTTCTGGAGTTTCTCTTGTTATCTCAACAGCATTTTTGTAAACATATATACTACACAATGAATCTGACGTTGTTGTTTTACCTTCAGATACGGGGTCAATAGAAGCATAGTATGCGCCCCACTCTGGATTTTTAACAGGTCTTTCCCAAACAACTATACTACCTGTTTTATCCTGCATTTTTTTATCTACAGGAAATGTAGTTATAGGAAGTTTTGAAGTTCTCTTAGCTTCTATACCTTCATGTGTTCTGTTAAGCTCTATATGTTCATAATGATATTCTTTGTCTTCTATCTTTTTTAATTGCCGTTGAATAATACCTTGTGGAAATATAGATTCTTTTCTATATGCAAAGCCTTCTGCAATATTTGTAGGTTTCTGAGATATCCTTAATTGATATTGTTCTGGATTAAGTTTTATCTTCCATTCAGCTCTTTCAATTAATATTGCCTCCAAAGCTTCTTTTACTTTTGAATTACCAAACTCATCTATATATGGAGGCATAGACCATTGTTCTGGTATAAATAACCCAGATAATCCTTCTGTACCATCTTTATCTAATAAATTACTTTTAACAGCATATATATCATTATTAGTAGGATTAAGTATCATATCCTTAAGTGGATTACATTGATCTAAATCACCAACAGATCCTGCCGCAATAAACTGCCCTGTAGTCATCATTCCAGATGACATTGCGGGACGTAAATACTCATACGTATCCATCATCTTGGGTGCAATACCAGCTTCTTCATGAAAGAAATAAGTTGTAGGTCCACCTACTCCAGTTGTTGCATTCTTTTCAAATGATGCACCTTGTATCTTAGATTTTAAACCTTTGCTTGTTTTTCTATTGCCAACTCTAACCTCAATCTGCTGTTGCCAAAGTAAAACTTTTTCTGGATTGCTTGGCCTATACCAAGCAGTATGCTCATTAAGAAAATCTTTATACTCTTCTAGAAACTTCCAGGATCCTTTATCATTAATGTAATCTTTAAGACTTGCCCCTATTTTACAAACACTACCTTCTTCAAACCAGTATGTGTTTATAAGCTTACCCATATGGAAATAAGAAGATGCTATCTGACGTTTTTTAAATATAGCAGCATGTTTATTATTTAATTCTGCTATTATCTCATATATGGCCATATGATACTGAGCATCTCTAACTTTTGCAAATCCGTATGCTTTTTCTTCTTTATCATAAATAGGAAGAAAATTTAACCACATATAATAGTCTCTGGTTAAATACCATGTCTCACCTTTATTGTGATATATAACTCCATTTCTACATTTATCTTTTTCTTTATCCCAATATCTAGTGAAGTCTTTTGATCTAAAAGGTTTATTGCAATAAAACCCTTGATCATTAAATATTCTAGCCTGTTCATTAAAAATGAAAGATGTTTCATCAAAGTTATATTTACCAGGCTCCTTGAATAATGGCAATAAAAAATCTAACCACTCTTGCTCATTTTCAAAAGTGGTTTCAGTCCATTGACCATTATCATATGTTTGTACAATTTTATGCATCTACTATTTTTGCAAATATCATATCATAGTTCATTAGTTGTACTTTTTCGCCATCATGCATCATATCTATACCGTCTGCATGTTCAGAGTATTTTACAACATCTCCAACCTCTAATCCTTGAACGGCATCTCCAACTGCTACTATATCAGCAATATATTCATTTACTACTTCTGTTTTCAGTATTGTTGTTCCCGGATAATATTGAGCTGGTACTTTGTTCTTTATCAATACTTTTCTGCCTATTGGTACTACCTTTTGCTTTGTCATTTTTATTTGATTTTGATTTGTATATGGGTTCATCCCAGTATAAAAAAATTAAATTATTGGTCATAAGCTAATCCTTGACCTCCGCGTACAGAGGTTGATTGTTCATCTTTTAAATCCTTAAATGCGCCTTTAAATGATTGCCTAATTGCGTCAAAGTCTTTAGCTACAGCTCTTATTTGACTAATGTTTCCATCTCTACCATCTGTTATTTGAGTATTTGCCATATATGTAGCCATATTATCTAAAGCCTTTTTAATTCCCATATATGCCCGCATTGTTGGCGTTTCATACATTTTTAAACACATATCTAAGGCATATCTTATCTTAGGATCTTCTGTAGATTCCTCTAAACTAACTTCTGTTATAACAATATCTTCTTTTTCATGTTCCGGTAAGTTAAAAAACGGATTAGATTCTGGATCTGGACAAGCCATATAAAATAAATATTGATATATGGACATATATGATTCAGGATATTCTTCCATTATAGATTTTAAAAAGTCTAAAGTATAACAGTGTTCTGTTACTACTACTTTATCATTTTGAATATCAAATAATTTTACTATCATGTTGTTATATCATTTAATACAGTTGCCATCAGTGCTGCAATTTTTATAGATGAACCATTGTCAAAAAATATTTCAGTTCTACCCGGAACTAAAGTCTGCCCATCTACTACAGGCTCTAAACTTACAACTTTAGTTCTATTATAATAACCGCTCTGAAGTGACTCTATTATATTTTGTTCTTGAGTATCATATGAAATTGCAGTATTGCCCAGCGCACCACTTAAGGCTGCAGCAACTGCAGGATCCGCGTTTGGCGGAAGTGGAGGTACCGGAGGACTAGGTTCAGTTACGGTTGTTGTAACTGTTTCTACAAATTGTGTAACAATAGTACACGCAATCATATCATCTGGATCTATAGCTGCCATTTTATTTTGTTTTTAGCCAATTAATAATACTAATAACTTCAGACTTAAGATAAGGTAAATCATACATTGTGATATCTTCTAAAATAGGCTCTCCGTTTATATGTTCATTAATTGGATAACCATTTTCATCTTCACCTATTTGTTTAAATTTTACATGCTGTATTGTAAGCTTTCCTATTTTAAGTTTAGGATTATGCTTCTTAATAATATAGGCATAAATACTCAATTGTAGGTTATAATGATTCAAATTACAGTCATCTAAATGAGATACTGGTTTATATAACTTCTTAGTTATACCTTCCCAATTAGTAAAGCCTTTTTCTTTTATTTCTTTATTTGTCTTGTAATCATTAATATTAATGACTCCATTCACTATCTCAACTACATCAGCCTGGCCACAAATTTTCGCGGACTTTAAATAAACTAAATGTTCTGGATATACGCCATCTGAAAGCTTTTGTTCTGGTGCTAGTTTAACACCGTTTTCTTTAACTATAGGTTTTATTATTGGAACTTCAATTCCATCTTTTTCAATTGTTTTAAAATCTAGTATATCAGCTTCTCTTTGATTATGATACCAATTACCAAGTTTAATTGCCCTATTTTTTTCATTCTCCCAGGCATCTAAAATTTCTTTTGGTGCCATACCGTACCATTTAGATTTTTTGTTTTTAGATGATTTTTTTGCTTGCGTTTTACCATCAAACGGTTCTTTAAACATACTAACTAATGATGTAACACTAATCCAGTCTATCTTGTCTTGATCATTGCTTTCATATGTATGTCCTTTTTCTTTAAATGTTATTGCCATAGCTATAAGTTTTGTACTCCCGGAAAATCAGGATTTTTATCTTTGTGTAATAATTGTGCAACAGCTGATCCAAACTCTCTGTCATTGGGAAAATCTTTTCTCAACTCTATAACTTTTTCTTTAAAATATCTATCATTTTTACTTACATATGTATAGTCTACATTTTCAGTAAAATACTCTTTAGTTTGCCTAAGTTTATTTAGATCCGTCTTTGCCATCTTTTATATTTTTATTTAACTTTTCTTCTTCTTCGTCTGTAAGTACAGCATTCCATTTATCTAAAGGACAAGAGCTAGATAATGATCTTATTTTAAGACCCAAGCTGCAACCGCATTCACCACAACATGGTTCTGTCTTAGGAACTGTGCATTTTTTACCAGCTCTATCCAATGAGTCACACCTTACACAATGCTGCTCCCATCTTTCTTTAGCAATAGCTTCTACATGTTCTTTCTTAAATAATTTATTTTTTATTCCTTCTAGAATTTGACTTCTATTGTTAAAAATATCTTTTATTTTCATGATCTATTGTTTTTAAATTCAGATCTTTTATCATTTATTTCTTTAATTTTACTCAACATTTTTTCATATTTATCTATCTTATTTTCAATAGATAATACTTTAGAATAGCCTTTATAGGTACGCTTTTCTAAATTGCCTAAATAACTTTTGTTTTTAACTATAGCTTTTTCAAGTCTTGCCTTTCTTATTGAAAATGTACCTAATCCTTCAACATAAACTCTATTATCATCTAAATTAGATAAAGCTTCTCTTACTTTAGCATAATAAAATTGAACTAAATCATCTACTACAGACTGATGTACCTCAACTTCATTTGAAATATCCTTTTTAAATGTTGTATATTTTTTTGGTATCATTCTCCAAGAATTTTAAAATCTAATAAAACTACACCCTCTTTTGAAGTTTGTATTTTTTTAGATAATAGAATACTTTTTTTGCTATTTCCATTTTTAGATATCAAGCCTTTTTTAGTAGCTTTATTTACAGCATTTCTTGCAGATTGCGGGCTTTTAAATACATCATTTGTTACAGCTATCTTGCAAAAATCTGTAAGTTCATGCTCACCCAATAATCCTAATAGAGCTAGGCAATTTAAATCTGCATTGCTTATCTGTATATCATTGAAAAAACAATATGTTAGTATTTGATACTTTAATGTTTTATCTAAACTAGTTCTTATTTTCTTTGTTATTTTAGTTACTTCTGCCATCTCTAAAGTTTTAAAATTATTTCCACTAATCTCTCATCTGGATAAACATCTGATTTACCTCTTCTTACATTAGTGTGACTTAATAAGCCTTTAACTTTACCATAATATGCATCTTCTTGAAATTCAAATGCTTTCTTAGGACCATACTTCTTTATAAACTGTTGAAGTCCTATTCTCATATCAATCTGATCTCTTTCTGCTATATATCTTAAAAGCTTATCAACCTCTTCTATTTGTTTGTCTGAATACCTGTGATAAAAAAATTTACCTCTAAATGGCTCATCAAGTTTTATAACTTGACTTTTATCTACAGCGGAATTAAAATATGTACGGTATTCCGTAATAGTTCCATCTATATCTATGATTTCATCTAAGTATCCTGTAGAGCATATTTCTATACCAACAGAGTGTCTGTTCATATGTCCAGATCCAGTCTTACCTAAATGCCATCCATACCCGCTTTCTGGAAAAGCTTGTACTGTATTGCCATCATATTTATCATCACCTGTTTTATGGGATTGACCCCCTATAACAAACTCTGTAGCAACTCTACCCCGGGTATCCTTGTTCCAATGATCTATTGTTCTGTATGGATTTTCTCTACCAGCTGTATGATGTAAAAAACAATATTCATTCCCGCCTCTTTTAGAAGCGTATTCATCTTTACTTAGGTAATATTTATGGATTAACTGATTATAAGAAGTTTTAAAGTATTGCGAGTTTATATCACTATCTTCATCAATTGCTTCACCGCTGGATTTACTCATGGTAAGCATATGCCATGTCTTAGGTCCAACTATCCCATCTACTTTTAGTTGTTTTTCTAGCTGAAAGCGCATTACAGCCTTTTCAGTATGGGGACCAAACTTACCATCTGGTATAACATTTATAATTTTCTGAAGTCTTACTACATTAGGTCCAGTATCTCCCTTTTTTAATAGCTTAGTCATCTTAAGATTTTTCTACTTTAAGTTTTCTTTTCTCTTTCTGAAAGTTTTCCTTAGCTTCTTTTTGATTATTACTCATTTCATCAGGAGTTAATTTAGCATTCTCTACCTGCATATACGCATCCGCCAAGAAGGCTTGAGCCTGCATTCTCTTAGCGCGAGACTCTTCTATCTCTGTCATTAAGTTCTCATACTGAGCCTGTACTTTTAGATGAGGTATTTGTTTTTTGTAAAAATCCGTAATTTCTTTACGTCTTTTATCAGCTTCTTCCGGGGTTAACGGTTGTTTGTTGGTCTCTTCACTCATAATATTTAATTTAAAATTTTAATCAAATATATGAAAAAAGTTTAAATAATTAAAGTTTACTGAATTGTTTTTCTAAATGTATTATCCGAATAGTATTCTATAACGATACCACGGTATTCGTCATTTATGTCTTGACCCATTATGTTGGTCTTCTTGATAAGTTTAGGTTTTTTCCTTATTATAGTAACGGATACGGGGTTAAATGTTTCAGACTCACCATCATAATCAGTTTGCTTTAATCTGTAATAAGATGTGCCATCAACAGGATTAACGTCAAGCCATGTATAATCTATTTGGGTGTTGGCATTTCCGGCACCGGTTATTCTGATCATTTCCCACCATTCATATGCATCTGTGCTACGCTCAACAGAAAAGTAGTCATTATTTATTTGAGAGGCTGTTGACCATTCAACTATCACACCATCTTGAACAGGTTCAGCACTGAAGCTTAACAATTCAATAGGTAATGCTACTGGATCTGATATGTCAAGGAAACCTACATGCGAATACTTATTGTTTAAGTTCCCCGTTCCGCCAGCATCTAAAACAAATGCAATAGCAATTGTAGTTGTGGGTAATGATACCATATATGTTCCATTTAGATTAGAGATATCATAATAAAACCAGCCCCCATCATAGAAATATAATGCAAATAGATCTCCGCTTCTTATATCACTTTCTTGAGACCACAGTAAATCTACAGTATTCCAACTACTAAAATCATATATGGGAGATTGAAATACATAAAACTCACCATTAGTGTAAGTACCTGTTATATTGAAACAAAGTTCTCCAGAATGAGAACCTGTATTAGCCAATCCAGGTGAAGTCCATTCTCCAACTCCATCAAAGCTATCAAATTGCTCCAATATCTGCTGCCCGGATACAAAAACTGTACATAAGAAGAATACTATACTACTAATCCATTTCATCTAATATCTTTTTTAGTTCTGCACACCTTAAGTAATGCTCTTCTGTATCCTCTGCTACGTAGTAGTCAATCATAGTCTCCAGCTCTTCTCTTTCAATACCTGAATGAGGATCATAAGCCATAAGAGCACTAACACCTATATCATGTTTCTCTTCTATTAGATCTTCAAATGCAATCTTATTTGTTAATACTCTATAGGAATTATCATATGCTGTATCTAACATGATACGCTCTAATTGCATCTTTTCTAATTCAGATAATTGCTCCTCTTCATTAAACTCTGGTTGCTCCATGTTACTTCTTTATATAAATAATATACAAATTTCCTAGCAGTCCCCCCACTCTTTAATCCAAAAAATTTATACCCCCTCTGAAAAATGTTGTATGTGTTGCATGTGCATGGGGTCCTATGATTCTGCTCCCCGGCTAAATTTTGAGTTGGGGATACCCCCTAGCCAATAATTTAAAAAATTAAAGATATGTCACAGAAAAAATTAATTTTCAGCAACAAATCACAATCAGTGATTGATTTCGTAATAAGCTTAGGTGCTAACACCATCAAGCTTATCAAGAACCCTAACACCAAGAAGAACTTCTTCGTGGTGGACGGCACCGAGATGACTGGCAGAGTATCAAAGGAGATAACAAAGTTATCACCTGAACTCCGCGTCACCTGGGTTGACGTTGAAGGCGGAACAGAAGAGGACTCGTCCTACCTGTTACACCTTCCGGGCTCTGACGAGAACACGTTGGACACTCTATCCTGCAAGGGATAAGAGTGCCCTAACGGGTTTGCCCTGTTGCTGGAAAGCATTGTTACTCAAGCGGGCTGAGTAACTGCGCACTGTAGATTTGCGTGGAAACAGAACTACACTACTACCAATGTTTAAGGGATAGCATTGGTAGTAGTTATTTAATTATCCTATTACACTTAAAACCAAACAACGTTATGTACACAGAACATAATGGTGTAATCACTCCTTCAGAGTGGTTGACCAACCCAAACGCGTAGCAATACGTGGGTAATGCCGGTCCAAAGGCGGAGTTTAACCAGCTTAGCAACAGAAATAGGTTA